CAGTGGCTCCAGTGGCTCCAGTTGCTCCAGTGATTCCTTGGATGCCTTGGGGACCAGTGGCTCCTGTTGCACCTGTGGCTCCAGTGGCTCCAGTGGCTCCGGTGGCACCTGTGTTTCCTTGAGGTCCTGGAGGCCCAACACCAGTTCCTCCACCACCCCCACCACCAGTTCCAGCATATGAAACCGTTATGGTATTAAGAGAATTTGCAATATTTATTGCAGTGCCACCAGCAATTGTTACATTCCCCGTAAATCCATTTAAAAATGTTACAGCATTTGGGTCAACTGGATAGACATCCCAGGCAAATCCATTCCATTGCCAAGATCTACCTTGGTAGGTGTATATCTGGTTTAATGAAGGATATGATGGAAAGTCTATTGCCATGTTAAATTATTTCAAACCAAGAAAGATCGCAATAAACATTGGTTCCATCTTCAATTGGAGTCATAGTCAAGACAAATGTATCACTGACTCCCAATTGGGTTCTTCCTAATTGAAAATTGAAGTCATTGATACTAGAAATATCCAAAGATCCGCTGCTGCTGATATAACCACCTATAATATCTGTTCCACCAGTTACTGCTGTTGCGGTAATGTTATAATCAACGTTTCCATTATAATGGGTGGTCCAAGTATTGCCAGTTAATGTGGGATTTAACAAAATTCTGTATTGAACTGTAGTTGGTTTGTTGTTTGTTCCCGGTTCCGCAACAACACTGATATTTGATGGAATAATAATGCTGTCTAAACGATTAGAATTCAACCTCAATGCAACCATTGGATATTGTATATCCTGTGTTGTTAGTATTGTTGGATTTGAACCATTTTTGGTAATATTGTATCTTCTAGTGAAACCTTCATAACCACCTTCGGACAATATTGTTGAACAAATTTGTCTCATTGTGCTTGTGCCTGTTTGCCCCGCAGTATTTTCAATTTCATATCTTAAAGGAAGACATGCTGTTGTCATGTAGGTTGTAGAATTTTTATTTGTGTTGTAGAATGTATGAGCAACAACAGGTCTTCCGTCTATAAAGAATCCTGTTCTTACGTCACCAACGCCAAGCCACTCAACATCCATCCAAAAAATATTTCCTTTGGTTACATCTATAGTCACTCCAGATGGTCCAGATCCATCAAATGGATCAGCATTCCAACTTGACTGTGGTATTGTTTGAGTGGTGTTAAGTGAACCAGAAGCCAAACATATTGATAAAGTCAAACCATCTTGTTGTAAATAAACTCCATTGTACGGAGTCCCGGATGTAACACCACCTGTTATTCCAAAGTACCCAACTCTTTGACGTAATCCAGTTTTTGGTTGAGCCATGGCAAAGGTGTCTACAATTGTCAAAGATTTTCCGGGCTGGTATGGAAATACTTTTTTTGTCTCTACATACATTTTTGAACCATTTGTCAACCCAGATGTTAGGGATACCGTGCTTTCATTTATGTTAAATGAGTAAGTACCACCACTAAGTCCTATGTAGTTCCATTTATCACTCAATGTATATCGTTGTTGGCTGTCAAACAGTGTAAACGGATTGCTGACTTTCAGACGATTAAATGCATCAACGGCATTTCCCTTAAATCCTACGAGATCATTGAATAGGTATGACATTATATTATTCTCCATCCACTTCTGTAAATGAAGTGCAGACCAGCGTTGTCTAGATTTATTATCGCTGATGTTTGATTGTCTATCTTATCTACTGCAGAATATCCGGTTATGGTTATCTGTCTATTTATCCCGTTTCCGGCATTCCCGGATTCGTCTTTTATAACCATTTCTCTTCCAGTTTCAGGAAAACTTGGCAAACTTATTCCAACCGGACCAGCATAACTTACTCCGATATAATAATCTGTGTTGGTGGCCTGATATGTAGCACCAGTAACAAATTTTGTGGCTAGTATGGAAATCGAAGTTCCACCACCAGCACCACCCTTGAACCCAGGTTGAACCCACTGTCCCCCATTCTCGTCTTGAAAGTAGACATATTCGACAACATCATCACTGAGCCAAGACTGAGTTTCTATCGGTTGGAGTGGAGGAGTTGGTCCTTGGTATGTCTCCGTTTCACTAGTCAAATACCAACTATCAGGAGATTGAAAAGGAGAAGATTGAGTGACTTTTCGACACTCGTATATCTTTCCTTGAAAAATTACAGAATCACCTATGGTATAGGTGTAGGGAGTACCAGAGGCATTTTTAAACCTAAACTTTCCCTTGAACATTCACAAATATTTAGACTTGTGACTTGATCCTAGAAAAGTTGTTTTTCTTCTCAAATTGCAGTTGCTGATCGAATTTATCAGTCAAAGAGTCAGCTTTGTGGCTGATGATATATATTGAACATTTGCTCTTCATCTTGTTGAGCAATTTCAGGAAAGCCTCAGTTCCAGCAGAGTCCAAGGATGAATCTAGAATCTCGTCAAAGATGAGAAGATTGCAATTGAGACTATTCTTCATCTTGGCAATCTCTCTCCAAGTCAGGAGAATGGCCAGATCGATACGCTGTTTCTCTCCCTCAGAGAAAGAGGAATATGAGAATGCATCCCGGTATCGTGACTTGATTGTTTCCTTGAACTCTTCATCGATGGTGAAGTCAACGAAGAGATTAAGTTTTCCGAGGTACTTGTTGACGAGTCCATTGATGATGGGAACATAATGTTTGATAATACGGCTCTTGAGTCCGCCATCCTTGAGCATATCGTAGACAACATCGTAGTGAATTTGATCATTGATGGCTTTTTGAAGGTTCTTGGCATGTGAGTCTTTCTGCTTAATTGCCTCTTCGATCTTGCCATCCACTCCGGATTCACTTGGAGATGATCGAATCTTTTCAATTTTTTGCTTAAGGGCAATTATCTCTCTGTTGGTGGAATTTTTGGCCGTGACTGCTTGAGCCTGCTGAATTTGGGCTTCTAAAATTTGTTTTTCTACTTCTTCAAGATCAACCTTGCAAACTTCCAATTCTTTCAATTTTTTGTTGGCAACAGTCAAAGATTTTCTACAGGCAAACAATTTTTCACGCTTTTCCTTCAAATGTTCCTGTCTGGCCTCTTCTGGTAGAACCTGGCCGCAGCAAGTGCATTTAGGATCGTTTTCTAGGGCCTGTATTTGCTCTATAAGCCCCTTCTCCATCTCCAATGCCTTGGAGTGCATGACCGGAACCCCGTTCAGGGGAACCATTCTAGACGTTATGGCTTTTTTGTCTGTGTTCTGCAATTCATGAAATTTTTCAGTGATTTTATTGAGGCTGGAAGTTTGAAGTTCATGAAGTTTTTCTAGTTCCTCAAGTTCCTTCTCTTTTTCCTTAAGTTCAATGTTTTTGTTGCTATCGATCTGTTCCTTGAGTTCTGTGAGTGATCGAATCTTCTCGTTTGCAATCTTCAAAAAACTTTCGTTTTCAGAAATATCAGATTTCAATTTTACGAGTTGGCTGCGAACATGTGTATTCATGTCAGCCAAAATGTCTAGATCCAAAAGTCCTTCGATAATCTTTCTGCGATCTGCTGGAGTCAACTGCATGAAAGGAACAAAGTTGGACTTTCCAAGAATCACCACTTGCTTGAAGGCAGCATAGTTGAACCCCAATATCTGTTCTTCAAAATAATCTTGGTAATCCTTGCTCTTGGCATGCTGATCTACCATCTCACCGTCTTTGTGAATCTCAAAGATCTTGGGACTCAAGCCACGACGAACCAGATACTTGGAGTTTGACCGTGTGAATTCGATCTCAACAACACAGTTTTTTCCGTTGACCGTATTGACCAACTGAGGAATATTGATTGGTCTAAATGGCTTTCCGAACAAACCAAAGCAAAGTGAGTCCAGAAGAGCAAAAGACTTTCCGTGACCATTCGTGCCGGTTACAAGAGTGGTCTTGTTGCTGTTTAGTTTTATTTCAGAAAAGTTCCCACCAAAAGAACCAAAGTTCTTGAATCGAACACATTCAAATTCAATCATTCTTCATCCTTAGACAATGCAGAATTATATGCTGTGTTTATGATGTCTGCAAGTTGTTTCTTGTCGATTGACTGTTCGGTGATGGTGTCAATTTCCTCATGCAGAAGTTGCAGAGTATCCTTGTGAATGTCAACACTTACAAGTTCTGGGTTTGCAATGTCTTGCTCTGCAATAGCCAATTCCGCCACCCCAGCATCATAAAATTTGTCAAGATATTTTTCAAACAAAGGTTGCTTTGTTTTTTTCTTTATGAATACCTTGACATAACAATTCTTCAACGATTCATAGTCTATCTTTTTTGGTTCGTCTTCGTTGTAGTCAAACGTATAGAAAAGTTTTTTTGGATTCTCGACAAACTCAAGAGTGCGTTCCTTAAAGTCGAACACGTGAAATCCCTTTTTCTCCCAAACATCCGAGAAGCCCATCTGATATTGCGTTCCGAGATAATGTATGTTATCACGGGAAGACTTAATATGATAATGCCCACTAAGAACATACTCAAATTTGTTGAAATGTTTTGGATCATAACCATGTTCTATAAATGTTGCTGGAAGAATTTGAAAACCAGCAAGTTCCAGATGCCCGAACAATACGGAACAAGAAGTCTCAGAAAGAAACTTGGCAGTCAGGTCTTCGTTTTCCGGATTGATCCACGGTACGAGTGCCACACATCCCATGGAAAGATGTACCTCTGTAGGTTCGGAGTAGACTGACCAGTTTGGATAATGCTCAACCAATTCTCGTAAAGAGTTGACGCTATTTGTGTTTCTGTAGTAGGTATCGTGATTTCCACAAATGGCATGGACTTTGATTTGGTTTGCCTGAAGAGGCTTAAAAAACTCTTCATTGACTCTATGAAGCGTCTTAAAATTAACATATTTTCTCCTGTCAAAAAGATCGCCTAAATGAAATATTGTCTTGATGTCGTGTTTCTTTATATATGGAAACAACTCATCTGTAAAAAAATCCAAGAAGTAATCCAGCACGATGCTGGAATCATTTTTGTAACCAAAATGGGTATCGTTTAAAATTACTGCTTTCATTCTTCGAATGGTGATTTGACTTTGCGCTTTTTTCTTTTCTTCTTCTTTGGTGAGCACATTTCATCAAAGCGCTCCATGTCCAAATCCGTCAACCCAAAGAAATCTCGTCTGCCAATATCAACTCCAGCATACGTTTCGTTGAACCAGTTGTGAAAGTCTTTGTCATTCTGCTGTTCCGCAAACTTGTATTGAATATACTTTTCTTTCTTTTCCTTGTTTATTATCCGGACGAAAGAAAACCAGCATATCTGGGTTAGGTAACCAAACGGGCTAGTTGATTTTTTTGGATCAAAATTGTCAATGTAGGTTATGCAATTTAAGACTGCATCTGATACCATTTCTTCCCTGTATGGGTAGTTGGCAAAGTTTGGTCTATAAGATAATCTTGTTGCTATTTTAAGTATGCATTCACCTAGGTATTCTGTTACCTTTGGTTTTTTTCTTCCACTGTTTTCTGCTTCACGGCACTTTTTTCTATATTCAACCAAAGCATCATATAGCATCTGATTGTCCACATAATCGGCATCGGATGCCTTTGATTTTTTCTTCTTTGGCTTTTTCACGAATTTATTCTACCTTATACTTCTGCAAAATCAACCTTTTTGTTAGTCAATCTGTGACTCCAATAGTTAACCATCTCTTCCATCATTTCCATGAACGAGATCTTTGGCTTCCAATTTAGCTCATTTTGAGCCTTTGATGAATCGCCACGAAGATAATGCAATTCTTCCGGTCTGCAATACTTCTCATCCGTGAATACATACTTTGCTACGTCAAGACCAGCGTAGTCAAATACATAGTTTACCATCTCACGAACTGAACGTGTTTCTCCGGTGGCAATAACATAACTCTGTGGAGTTTCCTGCTGGACCATCAACCACATTCCTTCAACATAATCCTTTGCATGTCCCCAGTCTCTATATGAGTCTAGGTTTCCCAAAACCAGTTTATCTGCATATCCCAATTTGATCTTTGCTGCTTGGAGAGCAACCTTGTTTGTGACAAAGTTAATTCCACGTCTTGGAGATTCATGATTAAAAAGAATTCCAGAACATGCAAAAATTCCATATGCCTGTGAATAATTTCTGCAAAGTGTGTGTGCATATAGTTTTGCACAACCATATGGACTGACTGGAATCATGGGAGTTGTTTCACGCTGATATCCATCCACATCCTTTGAATTTCCAAACATTTCGGATGTTGCAGCATGATATACTTTTGAATGTGGTGAAAATCGCCTAACTGCCTCAAGAACGGCAAGAGTCCCACCACCATTTACATCCAGAGTATATTGTGGTAGATCAAATGAAATTTGAACGTGTGATTGTGCTGCGAGATGATAAATTTCATCTGGTTGCAATCTTTGAATAACACTTTCAATGCTAAGAGCATCCGTTAAATCCGCATAATGCAGTGTTATTTGATTTTTGTCATGTAAATGCTGAATTCTTGTAGTCTGTGATTCCGGAACCGAGTTTCTTCTGATTGTTCCGTGCACATTATAGTTTTTATCGAGAAGAAATTCTGCAAGATATGATGCATCTTGGCCATTAGCTCCGATTATTAATGCTGTTTTGTTCATAACGTGGTTAACTATAACTTATAAAAAAACTATTGCAACAATTTAAAAGTTTTTTCTACACCCTTTTCAAGACCCAAATATTTTAATGGAAGTTTTGTGTGGGAACTACAATAAAATTGCAATTCAACTTCATTTTTGATGTTGATCTTAACTTTGTGTTTTTCACTTTTGTTGATGATATTTGCAATGTCTTTTAATGTATATTTTGTTTCATAGTTGCAATTTATTTCCTTCGGAGGATTTGGTTCTTTTAGATAATAATCAACAAGGGTCATAAGATCTTCCATATGAAAAAAATCCATCACTTTATTGCAATCTATTTCCATCGGTTCTTTTCTCTTATACCTCATTATATTTGATTTTATGAATCTTGTATTCAATTCACTTTCATTGAACACGGCAAATATTCTGAGATTGAAAAAATTATTCGTATTGTTGATTGACTGTGCTATTGCTCTTTTGCTTAACCCATAAAATGATTCTGGCATAAAAATTTCTGCACCGGAGCCGAATGTAATACATCTTTCAAACTTATTTTTATGTGACAGTAGATTGAAATACATGTTGAGATTTTGACTTGTTACAAAAGAAGTATCCGGAACAAGTCTGCTTCCACCAATTGCAGCAGAGTGAATCACAACGTCAAATGACTTTCCAGAAAACCATGAATCAACCTGGGATGAATCTGAAAGATCCAAATCTTTTCTTCCAATTGCTGTTATTTCATGTTTTGAAGAAAATGATTTGTATACATGTTTTCCTATATAGCCTTCAGCACCAGTAAGCAAGATTTTCATATATTATTTTCTCAGATTGATGTAAGTTGGCTTTGGTATTTCCATAATCGACAAGAAATCCGAATTAAGTTGTTCTTCATTATCCGGATGACACATTCTTATGTTTTTCAACGAACCAATTATCTGCTTGTCTTCTTCAGCCCAGTGAGAAAATCCAAGATATCCATAGTCTCTGTCTCTTCCCCCACCAACAATATTTACAGCTATTCTTTCATGACTCAAATAGTTTCGTATCATTTCAAATGGTCGATATATTGCAAATGGGGTGATAGAATACACAAATGGTATTTTGTTTTCAAGTGCAAGCCCAACCCCAATTCCCATCATTGTCATTTCGGAAGACCCAACATTCATAAATCTATCTGGATATGAATCTCTTATTCTGTCCCACAACCCATATCCGAGATCACCTGTTATCAAGAAAATATCTTGGTTTGTTTTCATCGCCTCAAACAACAATGATTCAAATTGACGACGCATCTTTATCTCCAATCAATTCTAATGCAGAAAGATAGTCAGATTCACTCATAACATGGTAGTGTGCATTCAAACCCTTAAGGAATGGAAAATGATCGACTCTGGTAAACCACAATCTAATGTTTGGCAAAAAACTGTTTAAACGGTTTACAAGATAATTTTTGTCAACTTCCATGTATGCGGCATAACCGTTTATATTTACATGAACTTCAATATTTTCTATTTTTTGTTCGTGTATTGTTTTTAAAGCTTCCCATACGCTGCCTTCAGCACATTCCCCATCACTTATTAGAACGTGGACTTTTCTGTTCTTGTTTCCAATAGCTCTACCGAGAGCAACTGTGATGCCCAAACCAAGACTCCCAGTCGAGCAATATATACCGTCTGTTTCGCTGAGATGTGGATGTCCACCGTACTTTTTAAAAAGTTCTTCAGCATTTTTTCCTTCGTACTTTTCAATGCAAACATATAGAGCTAATGCAGCATGCCCTGAAGACAAAATAAAGATATCATCTTTGTTTTTGTTTTTGTAAATATTATCTATTACGTCCAAACTTGAAAAATAACTGCCAAGATGTGACAATTTATTTTTATATGCTATGCCTAGTATTCTTTCTTTGGTATTCATTGATTTGGATATAATGTAAAACTAGCGAAACTATTAAAATTTTTATCATCAAAAATTCGTTCTTTAAATTGATTTTTAAACAATTCAACACAATCATTAACATCTTTTATGTGTAGGTCATCAAAGATAATTAACAATTTTTTATTTGTAATTATACTTGTTGCCAACTCGATATCACATAAAATATCTTTTTTATGGTGCGATCCATCAATCAAAACACAACTTATATCTTTAAATTGTTTTATTAGATCCGGATTGTTTACAAATTCACAACTTCTTTTTTTAAAGTGTTTTATATTTGTATATTGTTGTGTATTTTCTATAAAAACTGATTCTACAGATTCCAACACTGTTCCTTCAGTCTCACCAGTCCATCCATCAGCAATGAAGGGATCTATACTATTAAATTGATTGTTGGAAAATTTAGCAGCAATTTCAGAAATAAATTTTCCATAGTATGAACCTATTTCAAGGTAATTTCCATTTTCATTAGTTAAATGATTTACTATTAAATCGCAAAGAGATTGTGGTACTAGTGTTATTCCTTTATTCATAATTTCACCATATAAATTTGTTTTTGTAATATGAAACAATTTTTGAAAGTTCTTCATCAAATGACATTTTTGGTTTCCACCCAAGCGATTTTAATTTTGTATCATCCAAAGAATATCTAACATCTTGACCAACCCTAGAATAGGACAAGTCGAGATATTGATTCAAATCATAGTTATTTTTTCCAAAAATAACATCTAATATTTTTATAACTGTCTCCATATTAGATTGCTCAAATCCACCAGAGATGTTGTATATCTCATTTCGTACACCAGACTCAATTATTTTAACCACAGCAGATGCTGTGTCTGCTGCGTGGAGCCAAGTTCGAATAGGAGTTCCATTGTTGTGCAAAGGTATTTTGCGGCCAAGATGTAGATACTTACATGCCTTTGGAATAAGTTTTTCAACGTATTGTCCTATTCCATAGTTGTTGGTTGGTCTTACGATGATGTATGGCACGTTATAAGTACGAGCCCAGGCCATGATCAACATGTCTGCTGCGGCCTTTGTTGCAGAATATGGGTTGGATGGTTTCAGCAAGTCTGTTTCTGTGTGTGTTCCACCAACAATATCTCCATAAACTTCATCGGTGCTAAAATGGAGAAGCGTCGGTATTTTGGTGTGTTCCTGCCGATAATTTTTTACTAATTCTAGTAAATTATGAACTCCATTTACATTTGATTTTACAAACTCATCACTTTTTGCGATTGAGTTCCCGACGTGGGTTTCTGCTGCAGTGTTGATGATATAATCACAATCATACAAAAACTTTAAATCATTTATGTCGCATTTTACAAATGAAAAATTATTGTACTGTGCAAATACTCCCAACATCTCTTTGTTGGCAGCATATGTGCAAGAATCAATCCCTTTGACAAACCAACCTTTGTCTAGGCACGACATTGTTACATACGAACCAATGAACCCTAAACAACCTGTAACATAAACTATTTTCATTTTATAGTTCCATGGATTCCAAATTAACGTTTAATGCTCTTGCATATGTGTTAACATTTGATGCAGAAAAACAACACAAAAAATCTGTTTTGGACATCAAATATGACTCCACTATTACGTCTTCTGCAATTTTATATTGAAACTCATATGATGGATTCCTAACCCATCTAGTTTCATAGTGTGTCATGTGATATGGTTCGTCTGGTTTTGGACTTCTAAGAGCTGAATATTGAACAACTTTATCACCAAACGCATTAATTACAGCATCAACTCTTCCTTGTTCGTCTGATGCAACAAAAATTTTATCATACATTGGCTCCAATTTTTTAATTTCATTTACATACACTTCTATTGGTTGTTTAAATGGATGGTCTGTACCACGCAAATGAACTCCCAATATTTTTTTGTTTAAAAAATGATCGTTTGCAAATGAATTTATTTTGTTTTCAACATTTGGCTTGAGTTTCAAATATTTGTTTATTATAGAATTAAAAATTACACGCCTTCTTTGAATCTCTTCTTTGGTATTAGGTTCAATCATCGACCAAATAAAATTGCTTTCAGGTGTGTTTATATCTCCAACAAATTTTTCAATTTCATGTCTTTCTGGAGGATGATTTATATGTGGCTGATAAAAAAAGTGATCGAACATATTTTCTTGTTTTACATTATATCTTGTATCATAAAAATTAATGTAATACAATTTATCAGGATTGTGATATATTGCCTTTATAACTTGCCACACAAGACCAAACATACCTGAATAGTGTTCAGGTGTTATTACAATGTATTTGTTCATAATTTTATACTTTCTAGTAATTTTATTCTATCTTGAAATTGTTGATAAAACCCATCATGTACTTCTACTGATTTTGGATTTCCTCTACCATGAAATCCAAATGAATTGTTTAAGTCAAACTCGCACTCTGGGATTCTAGATTCCAATGAAAATTTCATGGCAACCTCTACTGGTGCATATCTACAACCATTTGCAACAAAAAAATCATAATAATCATTTGTCAATTCGCCATCATCACATTTTCCCAAAAATGTTAGATATTTTGTTAGCTCAATAAATTTTTTACTCTTAAAAACAAATCCACCATTACCAACTCTGTTTCTTCTGCCTTCCCATTTCCATGGGGCCCCGATATAATCATATTGAAAAAATTCATTTGTCCATAGATGTGGATTTATAACAAATCCATCATCGTGTATACCAAGATAATAATCCGTGTTGATTATTTTATGTAAATCGGTATATACGAAGAGAGAGGATTCTTTATGAGTTTTGTAATCTGTTTTTACAAATCTTATGTTGGGTGGAAGGCAATCTGGTTTTTCATTTGTAACCAACACCATCTCAGCAAAATCAATATCCTTTGAACTGTAAAGTAAAGCCTTTATGCTTTCTATTGGGTTTACACAGTTATATGAAAGTAGCGTTACGTTTTTTAAGTCTAGTTTTGACATTTTAATTAGGCAAAAAATTTATTAATAACTTTTTCTATATAATCCAACTGTTCGGACGTGATTACCGGACTCGTACCAAGGAAGAAAGTGTCTGTAGTTACCTTTCTAGCATTTGGGTAATTGTTTATGACCTCATCTTGATTCATCAGTCCGCTATACGCTGGTTGCAACATTAAACTTCCTGCAAAATATGGTCTAGTTTGTATTTTATGATCTTCAAGAAAATTTACTATGTCTTTTCTCTTGAACTTAGCAGAATCCTTAATAGTCAAGGCAAAAGCAAACCAACTTGGATCCGAGTGCTGAGTTGCAACTGGCAACACAAATGAATCTTCATAATTTTTAAAAATGTCATACAACCTTTTGTGGTTTTCTTTTCTCTTCTGGTGAATCGCTGGTAGCTTCTTCATTTGCGCAAGACCAATTGCGGCTTGTAGTTCTATAGGCTTGAGGTTGTATCCAATCTCATCATACACATATTTGTGATCGAATACTTCATCAGGCAACGATGGAAGCCAGTTAGAAAAACGCTTTCCACAGCACCCGTCTTTTAGAAGATTTGCCTTTTGTCCAACACAAAAACATCCTCGTCCCCATTCTCTAAAACTTCTTATGACTATTTCTTGATCATATGTATTGCATGCAATGAATCCACCTTCACCCATGGTCATGTGATGCGCTGGATAAAAAGAGCAACTAGTAAATTCCCCAAAAGAACCAAGAGGTTTGTCTTTGTAATATGAACCAAGAGCATCACAGCAATCCTCCAGCAACAACAAATCATACTTCTTTACTATATCCATCAATCTATCCATGTTTGGGGGATTTCCCAAGACATGTGCAAAAGTTATTATTTTGCAACCTTTTTTTGCTCTGTCTTCAACTTGATCTAGATTTAGATTCAGTGTGTCAAGATCAATATCAACAAAAGCTGGTTCAAAACCAACTTGAAAAATTGGATTTATTGTGGTAGGAAATCCAGCAATCGGTGTGATAACTTTTGTTCCTTTTGGAAAATTATACATTCTTTTTGATGTCAATGCAGACATCATTATTAAATTTGAACTGCTACCACTGTTTGTTAAAATACCAAAATTTTTGTCAAACAACTTAGGAAAAGTATTTTCAAACTTTATTCCAGCCTGACCGAGAACTAACCATCCACCCATCAATGATTCTACAGCAGCAACATATTCTTCTGCATCAAAGTAGGGGCCAGCATATTGAACGGTATCGTGACCTGGAATCCAGGTTTTTTTTGGTTTATTATTTACAAAATCTTTTATTGAATTTAAAATCTGTTCCATTTAGTTTCTGCAATAATTGTTTCTATTTTTCAAATACCATTCAATTGTTTTTTCTATTCCATGTTCCAAAGAAATTTTTGGTTTCCAACCCAATGAATTTAGTTTTTCATTACATAGTTTTCTTAAAGGTGTTCCATTTGGTTTTGTTGTGTCCCAAATTATTTTGCCTTTATATCCAATTTTTTCTTTGATTGTCTCTGCCAACTCTTTTATCGTTACATCAATCCCAGTACCCACATTGATTATATCAGACGAATCGTAATTGTCCATCAAAAAAAGACAAGCATCAGCCATATCATCTGAACAGATAAACTCTCTTGTTGGCGTTCCATCACCAAAACAAACAACTTCTTTTTCATTTTTTTCTTTTGCATCAAGAAACTTTTTTATCAATGCTGGAATTACATGGCATTTTTCAACATTAAAATTATCATTGATACCATATGCATTTGCTGGCATTAGCGAAATACAATTAAATCCATATTGTTGCTTGTAATATTGACATAGTTTTAATCCTGCAATTTTTGCCAAAGCATAACCAGCATTTGTTGATTCTAATTCACCTGTCATCAAATAAGATTCTTTTATTGGTTGTGGTGTTATCTTTGGATATATGCAAGCAGACCCCAAAAACAATAATTTTTTTGTTTCGTTTATGTAGGCGCTGTGAATCACATTATTTTGAATTTGAAGATTGTCATATGTAAATTCTGCTGGACATTCTTTGTTCCAACCTATACCACCAACTTTTGCAGCACATAGAAATACATATTCTGGTTTTTCGTGATTAAAAAAATGCAAAACTCCCAATTGATCTCTTAGGTCCAACTCCAACCTTGATCTGGTAACAATGTTTTTATAGCCACGATTGTTTAGCTCTCTTACAATTGCAGAGCCTACAAGACCGTTGTGTCCTGCAACAAATATTTTTGAATTTTTATTCAAGACATCACCTCGTTAATTGATTTGTTAACAATTTCTGATATATATTTTATTTCATCATCTGACATGTCTGGGTTGTTTGGTAGATACAGACCATTGTCATGAATAATATCAGAGAAAGCATATTCCTTAAATCCATACCGTTTATAAAAGAATGGCTGTCGTGACATGCTTCCACAAATCAGTGGACGACATTCCACGTTTCCTTTTTTCAAATTTTGAGCTATAATACTTTTGTTGGGATGAATTATTGGATAAGCAAAGTTGCTAGTAAATTCACTAAATTGTATTTTCCAATAATCGTTTTTTATTAAACTGTCATACAACTTTAAATTTGTGTATCTTCTATTATTTTTATCTTTCAAAGTTTTCAATTGATTCAATCCCAAAAAAGCCTGAACATCGGTAGCTCTTAGATTGAATCCTGGATAATAAAAAGTATAGAAGTTTTTAAAATCATCTATATTATTTTCTTTCTGTAATTTTTGCTTTGTTTCATCAGAAAGATCTCTGCTCCAACCATGTGATCTGATTGATTTCAGTATTTCATATAGTTCAAAATCATCGGTACATACAAATCCACCCTCAATAGTGGAAAAATGATGACCAAAATATGTTGAAAAAGAAGACATCAAGCCAAATGTTCCAGTCTGTTTGCTAGAATATTCTGAGCCAACACTTTCACATGAATCTTCAAGTAGTATTACATCGTATTTGTTGCAAATATCTTGAATTTCCTTCATTTTATTTGGAAATCCAAGAACGTGAACAATTATGACACACGCTGGATTGTGTTCCTTGCACAACTGTTCAAAGTATTCAATATCCAATCCAAGAGTTTCCTTGTCTGTATCACAGAGAATTGGGTCCATACCGAATTGTATTACCGGACTTACAGTCGTAACCCACGAAACACAAGGAACAATGACTTTATTGTTTTTAAGTTTTTTTCCAACCTTCAATGCATAAAGCATTGCAAGATTTGCCGATGATCCAGAATTTACAAATACCGAATATTTTACACCCAACCACTTTGACCACTCTTGTTCAAATTGTTCTGTTAATTTTCCCTTAGTTAGTTGTGGATATGTTTTCAACCAATCACAAAGACTGTCTATTTCAGAATGTGTGATCGTATCTTTTACTAGTTTAATCTGTTCCATGTTAAAAACTTTTATAAATTTTTACACTGTCTTCTTGAAGACTTTTGTTGTTTTTAATAGCATCATCAATCATTTTGTTTATTGCTTGAATATACATAGGTCTTTTTTGCTTAAAACAAATGTCTATCTTTTTTTTCAGTTTTCCTATTTCTTCATCCGATTGAGCAAGTCCTATGGCATCTTCAAGCATCCAGGTTCGTATATGAAGAATTACTAGCTTTTCTATTACCTCTGCGATATTATCAGTGGGAACAAGATCAACTGGAAGCTCTGGAATAGATTTATTGGAATTATTGAGCAATTCTACAATTTTGTTTTGAATTGCTTCTTCAATTTTTAAAGATATATCATTCATTGGTTTAATTCTTTATTTATTGTATCACAAACAGAATCGAAGTCAAATTTGTTTGACCAAACTTGTTTTGCTTTTTTTTCTGGTAATTGTTCCGGCAGTGCCCACAAACCATCATTTTTGTAATATGTGAATGCTAAAAAAGTTTTAGTTGGATCAAATAAAGTTGCTTTATTGTGACAAAAGCAAAATGGTCCACTTGCACGACCAACAATAATATCTGATTTTGTTCCAATATATGCTATCTCATTTAAATCACTTCCGTTTATTTTTATTATATCAGATGTATAAACAACATTATTTTTGTTTATTTTTCTTTCACTGTCAGTTAAAATAAACAATACTTTTGGATTTAAATTGGCTAATTTTTCAACAATTGGATTTAAATCTATATTTTCAGATTGCCCAGATTTTACTGGACCATTACAAATTAAAATTGTTTTTTCTAAAAAATAATTTTGCAAAAAATTATCTATCTGATCTGTATCACAGTTTTCCCAACTCATCTCAGGAATATAATCTACTGGATTTAAAATTTTAATGTTTAATTTATTAAATATTTGAGAATATTTATTAAAGTTGGCTGTTAAAGAACAGCCCGCTTCGTTCTCCCATATAAATTTTGCATTAGAAGAACCAATCCAGGCATTTATTAACAATATTTTTTCTTTTTCAAAATAAACAATTTCTTCTTGGCGATACTTATGTAAGATGTTTTTACAGTTTTCTTTGTTTACTACAATATTAGAATTTTTTAAAATTGATTCATCACATCTTATGTTGTAAGTATAAGGAATAGGAATGTTTTTTGTAATATATTTTACAAATTCTCTAGAATAATGTACATCGCCATTGTGACCCTCATTATAAAAAACAATAGAGTTAACTTCATTCATGTTTATTTTTCAAAAACAAAAATTCCACATCCATTCCACCAACCATTTGCATCTTCATTCCCATAAAAAGAAACATAAGAATGTGTTTTTAAGCCCAATTCATTGATAGCTCTGATGGTCCCCTGTTGCACTGCTGGCCAACCCCAATCATCAACCATGTATATAAATTGTTGTGCCATTACTGGATAATAGTATTTTAGGGCTAAGTAATGATCCTCTTCTTTGTGATCACCATCATAGAAATACACGTCAATATCCTTTATGCCTTCTTTTTGAAAATCTATCTTAAAACAATCTTGGTCTATAAGAGTATTAGGACACGTAAGGTGTTTATTCCAATTTTCTGTAAATTCATTTTTTGGTGATCCAAACTGAGAAAAGTTATCTATAACTTTATGGTTGACTCTATTCTCATTTCCCTTTAATGCCGCTATAACAGTTGAACCATACCAAACACCTATTTCAAGATAATTTTTTACAACGTCTTTTGACAAAAGTCTATTTGCAAACTTTTTATATTCTTTTCCAGAAAATCCTTTTATAGTAAAAATGTCTTCTGTAACATTATGAGAATTTTCATTATTGAGAGCATAAAACATTGCATTTTTTAAATTTTCTATTTGCATATTATTCCTTTATTTGTAATTTAGTTTTGTTGAAATTTTTGTAGTCTTTAAAAGTCCCGGAATGTGTGTATGACATTTGATTTGTTTCCGGATCCAAACCAAAGCATTTTTGTAAATCTACAGGAGAATGTACATCCATTATATCTGTTTCCGCTAATTTGGCTATCAAACAGTCATTTGGGCCCACAAAACCATTGGCTTCTATGTAATCACACAGAGTTTTTGCTCCAGTTTTTGTAAGCATATACGCAGCCAAACCTTCACATAGAATGCCTATGTACTTCTCATATTTCACCAATCCATTATTTGAAAAACTAATAAATGGTTCTCTGTATAGAGGCTGTTTCTCTTGATTGTGTGCTGTAACTGTTTGCAGGTTCACAAAAGAAATACCGTCAAAATTTATTTCGTTCAAGAAAGACATGTCTGATTGTGGATATGCATCATCTTCACATATGATGATCTTGTCGTCCCCAGACTCTTTGAATTCTTTCCAAATATTGTAGTGAGCTACGTATGCTGCAATCTCTCCAAAACGCATCCAAGAACGTTTTGTGTTTTCAATAAATTTATCTTCATTTATTTGTATTTGGTTGCCTTTGCATTCTACATAATAATTTTTTTCTGATTTAAAAAATTTACAATCTTCAATTTTAATTCCATTTTTAAATTCAAACTTTAAATTGTTAGAAGAAAAAGAATCTATGATTCTATTTTGTCTTTCTGTCGCATCCGGCAGAGTTATAACGCAAATTTTCATATTGAAATCATTTCTTTAATTTGTTTTTTCAAATTATCATAAAATTGATTTAAGTCATAATTAAACATTCTTGAGGAATGAATTTTATTGTAAAGTTCTTCATTTTGATCTACTGTTTTCACATACTCCAAAAGATCTCCTGTAGTATTGAAACTATTGGCATATATGAAGCAATCTTTATTAAAATCTTCAAATACCATTTCGTTTCCCCAATAAATTGGAATACAGCCTGCTGTTTTTGCTTGAAAAAGTTTTTCTGTCACGTAACCCAATTTATTTGTATTTTCATATGCCATACAAAAACGATATGGTGCCAATACGTTGTACTTTATCAACTGATTTCTACCATCGTCACCATTTCCAAATGGTAACCCAAAACCATCAGTTGTTTTATAGGTATTGAAAGTATTATAAAACTCTATTCGGTTTTCTTTTGCATTTGAAAATGGCGTTACACAAAATTTTGTTTTAGGTGTATTGTACCATGGATTATTTTCTAAAGTTTTAAAATTTACTGGTGCTATTGGATTTTGTTCTGTTTTAAAAGCATATATGTCAATATACAAAAGCCACAAAGGAAATCTTATGTTTCCTTTAGATGTGTCCGTTGGATCAAAAGTAAAATGATAATCAGATACACCGTAGAATGGATTTTTTGGTTCTGCAATATGTGAGATAAGTTTTGTTTTTGATCTATCCAATCCAGGAGGTATTAAATTTTCTCCTATCAAACAAATATTAGATTCTTGTGGATTTAAAGTATATTGAAAATCATTGCCATAAATTTCTTCAAACATTGATTTGAAAAAATTATCATGGTAGTTGAAGTGTGGCCAAAATCCATATATTGAAAGTTTAATCATTCTTCACACTCGCATATAAATAATCATCAGCCGTAACAAGATTTTGTACTAAGTTATAGTTATTTATCACAGAATTAATTTTGTTTTCGTATAACTCTGGACTTAAATCGTTTACGTCTATCTCGTCTATGAATATAATTCCATTACGATCAAAGTCTTCACTTATACTTTCATCCCCATAATAAATTGGGATTGTTCCTGTTGCAAAACAGTCTGTTATTTTTTCTGTATAATACTTTGGATAGATGCTGTTCTCTATGACAATCGAGAACATGTAATCCTTCAAACCATCTAACTTGTCAGCAAGATTTCTATAGTCTCTGCCAAAAATATGATTTTCAAATTTTGGATTATTTTTTAATTTTTCAAACAATTCAAGTCGTTTTACGTGTCCACTTGTATACCGTTTAAAACTTGTTATATATGAGCATAATTTGTTTTTTTGATATACTGCTGGTTGTTTTATCCAAGGCATATTTGATGCTGGTGGATTATATTTAAAGAAAGAAGGATCTAAGTTTATGATTCTTCTGTCATTTGTAAATATATTTTTGTATTTTAACTTTAATATATCTTTGTTTGAAACGCATCCATTTATTAAGTGTGGTATAATTTCACTGGATTCACCGAGCCAACCATAACGTGGTCCAGCATAACCGTCATTTATACTTCGAAATATTGCATCATCAAAATATATTACTGGTGAATTATCTTGTGGATATTCGTTGAATATCCACTTGAAGTTTTTTGGAGGAGAATTCAAACAAGATCCGATTTCAAAGGCATTTGTTATTATGTTTAAAGCATTCATACAACAACCACTCCTTCATAATAAACATCATTCCAATTTTCTTTTACTGCAGGACCAAACCAATTTTGTGGCATGCACACTATTTTGTCTTGATTGTTAATCAAATAAGAACCCCACCAACTGAATGAACTATTCGCACAGATAAAATGATTGCATAAACTCATCTTTATCAAAGTTTTTTCTTGATTGGTGTAATATTTTTCTTCAGACTCAGGTGCATCATCAAAAAACATTGGCATTGAAAAATTTAAATTTTGTTTGCACCAGTTTATATCATCACTGAAAACATACAAACAAACATCCCTGTTTTTATTTTTTATTATGTCTATTGATTTTTTATAGTATTCATAATCACATGCTACATGTATTTGTGGCAACTTTAAATAATCACCACGCCTAACATGCAGTCCTATAAAATTTCTACCATTGAACTCTTTTTTTGTATTATCCACCAATTCTTGATTTTTGAAAGAAAATTCTTTCAATAAATCTTGTTTATTTTCTTTGAAGTATTTTTCACTTTGAAAGTAACCCAACAAGTCTATATTGTCTGGTAAACCAAAAATAGCTTCAGTGAAGTATGGTTTTTCATATCTCAATTGCTGTGTGTGTTGCACATCGCTTGAATCTTTTGCTGTTATGTTGAAAAGATCTGGCAAAAAAAGTTTACAATCATACCAGGCACTTATTCCCCATTCACTGTTTTTTAATGGTATGCCAAACTCATAGCCTCTTTTTTTGGCTAACCCAAACAATGCTCCATATTGGAACATTTGGTTTCCAAGTTTTCCAAACCTACCCAAAGAATTAAAAGTTATCATTAAAATTCACTATTTCTGTCAGATAAAGGTTTATCTGTCAGTTCTTGCCATTTGTTGGAATTTTCACGATGATTTGATTGATACATCATAGGTGTGTTTGGAGTCAATACAAGATGATTGTTTTGTAATGCTGCTGTTCCCATGTCCCATGGTTTCTTGAGTTGATCCAAACAATAATTGCCAACATTGCACATTTGATTTCTATAATCCTGTTTAAGGTACAAAATTGCATGTGCTGCTAGAACGCCACCGATTCTTAGATAATTTTCATTATATCTTTTACTTTTATAATAAAAATTTCCATGTGAAATACCTAAATAAATACCATCAGCTTCATCAGGAACCTCTAGAACGGGGTTAAAAGGCTCCACAAACTCAACATCATCTTCAAGTACGAGAAGGGGTGTTGGGTAGGCAGAATCCCCTAAAATGCCAGTATGGGTCTTTCCACACCCCATAAAGTGTGCTATACTCTTTTCCGTGTCGGGTGGTGGTGGAATCACCAACCCAGAACGACGATGAGTATTTTTAAACCCATGTTTCTTAAATCTTTCTTCCATTATTTCCGCATTTTTGGTTGCGGAATCCAAATTTATCCAAACAACCGGAATTTCACGCAAATCAATAATCATTGTAGACCTCACAGGAATTATAGATTACTCTATAGAATAGTCAAATATATTTATTTGACTTTATCTAAAGGTACTCTATAGTTCTTATTAAAAAAGAACATAAGAAAATATGAATCTAGAAGAACTAAAGAACTCTATTACTAAAGACTCTCAAATAGACTCTACAGAGTTAGGTAATGAGTCTCTTAAAATACCTCAAATACACAGTAAGTATCTTAACATGCTTACTGAACTAAGATTACTTTTGAGCAAACTTCAACACGACTTTGCCATATTGCGTTTACGTAAGTGGAAAATTTACACAGGAAAAGCATCACAAGAGGAACTTGAGTCGTGGAAAGAGGAACCATTTGATCTTGACATACTCAAGACAGATGTGGACAAGTTCATGGATGCTGACAAATCACTCATTGATCTTAAACTTAAAATTTCATTAAATGAAACCAAGATCAAGATGATTGAAGAATTTTTAAAATCGGTAAACAATAGAAACTTCATGATTCGTTCTGCCATTGATTGGCAAAAAATGATGAACGGCATAGTCTAAATATTATGTGGATATTGAAGTTGAATCTATTGATGAAGTTCGTTACTACATCAAAACAGATCGAGGCATAAAACAGGAGCTACGGGACTATTTCTCATTTATGGTTCCGGGTGCTCAATATATGCCTATGTACAAAAAAAGATTGTGGGATGGTAAAATTCGTCTTTTTGATATTCTTTCATCCACTCTTCCACGTGGTCTCAAATCATATCTCAACAAGTTTTGCGAGGATCGGAAATACTCCATAAATATCAAGGAGAATCAAAATCCTCTATGCATCACGGAGGAGAAACTTACACAGTTCTACGATTCATTGCAGGTTTCCGTGAAGAAACAACCTGTGAAGATGCACGATCATCAGCAAAAGGCTATACAACATGCTTTGAATCATCACAGATGCGTGCTGATTTCGCCTACTGGTTCGGGAAAAAGTTTGATCATATACGTGTTGGTCCGTTTTCTACAATCCGTATTAAAATCAGATCGGAAGATTTTAATCCTGGTGCCAACGGTGGGTCTTGTCAATCAGATGGAGTCTGATTTTTTTGATTATTCAAGACAAGACAAAACATGGAGTACAAATAAGAACATATACAAAATATCTGCTGGTGCCGAAAAGGATACTAAAAAGCAGATAGTAGTCTCTACCTGGCAGTCAATTTACAAGTTGCCAAAGCAATGGTTTGACGATTTTGACGCAATATTTTTTGATGAATGCCATCAAGCGAAGGCAGAATCAATAAATTTTATCGGTCAAAAACTCAGCAAGGCATGGTTTCGAATTGGAACCACTGGCACGTTGCAGCAGACGCAGGCACACCGCCTAAGCATAGAAGGTATTCTTGGTCCAGCAATTCAGTTCATTCACACCAAAAACTTGATGAATAAAGGACTCTTGGCAAAGTTGGCAATAGACTGTATTGCTTTAAAATATTCTGATGAAGAAAAACAATTCATCAAGAAACAAAGATATGCCGATGAGATCAAGTGGATCATAAGTAATTCTAAGCGGAATGAATTCATACAAAAACTGGTCTTCCGAACAAAAGGCAATACACTTGTACTCTTTAACTACGTTGAAGGGCAAGGGAAGCCTCTCTACGAATTATTCAAAAAAGAAGCGGGAACACGCAAGGTATATTTTATCTCAGGCAAAACCGAAGCAGACGCCAGAGAATATATTCGCAAGATTGTTGATACCGAAAAAGATGCCATTCTGGTTGCAAGTTACGGCACTACTAGCGCTGGGATCAATATTGTCAACCTTGACAATATTGTATTTGCCTCGCCTACTAAATCAGTAATTCGATTGCTTCAAAGTATTGGACGGGGTCTTCGTGTATCTGAGAAGAAAAAAACACTAAAAGTCTATGACATAGTTGATGACCTATGCTGGAAGTCACACAAAAATCATATATTTCGCCATTTTGAAGAACGACTCAAGATATACAAGAAAGAAAAATTTGATCATGTGATCCACGTAATGTCGTTCAAAAACATCTCTGAAGATAAATAATTAAAAGGAGGACATTCAATGTCCGACGAATCCAATGATTCTTCAGAGTCAATAAGAATTGTCAAATTGACAACGGGTGAAGAAATCGTGGGCATTTTAATGAATGATTCTGAGACGGAATATGAACTTTCATTTCCTGCTAGAGTAGATGTTAGTTATGGAAAGGGTCCAGAAGGACCAACAGAATTTATAAAACTAAGTAACTACGCTGCATTCACATCTTTGTTTGTCATAAAAATACCTTCAAACTCAGTTATTTTTATCTCAAAACCAAATGATGAATTAAAAATAATGTACATGACTTATTGTGAGTATTTACGCCAAAATCCAAAAATGATTATAAGCTCTGCAGCAGAAGATGCCAACACAAATTCAGAGTTTGTTGGACTGCAAATGTTGAATGAATTGTTCAACAATTCTGATTTTGTTGATTTTGTGAATGAACTTATTGAAAACTACGAAGATACAGAAATTTTTGATTTGGATGAAGAGGATGAAAAGGAAGAAAAAATAGAAGATCCAAAGCCAAAGAAGAAAAAGAAATTCAAACCAGAGGCCACTAAACTTCCTTACAATCCAGAAGCAAATCCAAATACAGCTGAAGGTTGGTCTGACAATCCAAATGACTATCTGTCATGATAAATCATCTGGAGCATCTGGATTTAATTCATAGTATGAATACTTGAAACTACAAGATGCCTTGACGTGTTGCGCATCAGCCGAATCAGATTGAAAAATCAATCCACTTAATTTTATTGGAATTAAGTTTGAAAATTCAACAGTTAAAACTGGACTTGTACAACCACCATATTTGTATAGATTTGATTGAAGTATCAATGTTGCTTGGTAATGCCAGTCTTGATAATTTTCAATATTGTTGCTTGTTGAATTTTTTATATTTGTAACATTTCTCATCCATGAATATATGCTTTTCCAGTTTGTTAAATCATCGTCTACAAGAAATTCAATTGAAAGTGGGTCAAATTGAACAGACATGGTTGGAACCGGAATTGTAGTTCCAAATATTGTTGGTTGTGCTTGATCTGGGATGGACAATCCAGGTAGATTTACTTTTGTTGCCATCAATTCCAAAACCTTTGTTCCTCTCAAGATTTTTAATTGAAAATAATTGGAGTAAAGAAGATTTAAATTATCTTGGCATGGATTGCTGCTCATAGAAATATTTATGGTAAAAAGAAAACCCCCCAGATTTCTCTGGGGGGTTTCGTTGACTTAACTTATACTATTCGATCAACCGAGGGTCATACCGTGGAGGTTTGTGATTTCGGTGATGCGGTAGTATTGGTTCAAACCTTGTGTGAGGTTTTCGCCATCTGGTACGTTCGACCCAGTTAGAACGTATGGATTTGCGACTACGCCGTAACGAGTCTTGAATCCAATACGTGGTTGGAAAGTATTTGGATCAACTGCACGGACCATTTGGAGAGGAACGTATGGGCAGTAGAACAGACCTGCGTCATATGGAGACTCGCCCTTATAGCCAGCAACGAAGAAGTTTACACCGAGTTGTGAATAGGGATCGATGTAGACTCGGATCTTGCCGTTAAGTACACCAGCAAAGGTTGACTGAGTATCGTCACCATTGATCTGAGGAGCGATTCCGGGGCTGAGGCTCATAAAGCCAGACATGGCTAGAGCAGCAGCTGTATCGCTATCGCAGATGATGAAGTTACCCTTGCCACGACGTGTTTCCTTGGCGATTGCGTTGCACTCTCTTTCGATTTGGAAAGTGAGGCCACGGAAGCGTTCGGCAGACCAACGACCATCAGAATCTTGATTTAGGTCGTATCTTCCGCCACCAACTGCTGTGAGATCGTTCTGTTGTGATCCCTTGCGGGCAACGTAGTAAACTGTGCGAATGATTTCACGGTTGATTTCAGCAAGAATTTCTGTGCTGAGTAGGTTGGCGAGTTCAGCTTCAGCGTCTAGACCGTGAACAGCCTTGAGGTCTTGTGCCAATTCGATTGTGTAGTTGCTGGACAGAGCACGTGTACGAGCTTGTACGGCAACACGGTCGATTGAGAAGGCCATTTGGTTGAAGTTTGGATTGGAACCACCGCCACCCAAACCTTCACCTCTGCCTGTCAACAATCCACGGAATCGGCTGAAATCTGCAGCAGCAAAATTACGAAGTGTAATTGGATTGCTTGCAGAAGATCCGGAGAAGCCGCAGAGACCATAGAAGGCTGTTTGACCAGCATAGTCTTGACCGATTGTGTAACCAGAACCACCGTATTGTGGTTGTGCTTCTTGGAACATTGCTTCAGCGTACAATCTGGTGTTACCATATTCGTAACCACCGTAGTTAGCGCGCATTGCAAAGATGAGGCCGGTTGGAGCAGTCATTGGCTGAACGCCGCAGATGTCATAGGCCATCAAGTTTGGCATAGCACGACGAACCAGTGAGATGAGAACTGGATCGTAACCAGACACTGCACCTGTGTTGGTGAAGGTGGTTGGCATTCCCAAATTGTTGGAGGTCATGTCTTCTGTTAGGTGTTGAGCACGAAGAGCTTGCTCTTGGTTCTCTAGAAGGACGGCTGTGACTTTCTTGCGATAGTCATCTTGGATTTCTGGAAGAGCATCATGAGCGAGAACTGGATTCCACTTCTCGGTCAAGATGTCGTAAGGTGTGTTGTCTTGAAAGTTCATTTTCTTAGTATCTCCTGTGAGTTAAAATTATTTAGGATATTTCCTTGTTAGAGTTTCTTGTTGAGTTTGCCGATAACACTTGCATAAGACTCAACTGTGCTGTTTTCGGGCTTCGACACAGCTGAGAATGTCATTTCTTCATTGATTTGTTGTGGCGCTTGGCGAACAACACGTTGTGAAGATTGTGGGTTCTTTAGGTAATTTTCTTTGATTGTTACGAGTTTTTCACGATATTCTTCTGGAGTTCCAAAGGCAACGTTTTCCATCAATGATTGAAGTTTGGCTACTTGTGTGTCTGCAAGATCCTTTGTTTCAGAAACAAAGATTCCAGCGCACTCAGTAAGTGCCATTTCCTTGCGAAGATTGATGTTTTCATTGATTGCACTATTCAAGGTGTTTGAAAGTTCTACGTTGTGAGCATAAAGTTCATCAAGTGCATTGTACTTTTCTGCTGGAACATCAATGTAGTGATTCTCAAAGAGATTCTTGAGTCCCGAGATGAAGTTTTCAGCAATTTGTGTCTTGATGCCTTGCTCAACGGCAACGGCATTTTCTTGCATCCACTCTTCAACAACATAGTCTAGATAATCATCTACTTTTTCTACTAGATTGTTGGTGACGTTCTCAAGATAATTTTTGACACCTTCGTCCAAAGAAACTACGGTCTTTGATACTTCTGCATTTACTTTTTCTTGAACTGCGGCTTCAAAAATTGCCTCAAGTTGTGTTACGAGGGTTGAGTCAGCGGCCTCTTCACCAAGGAGTTCAACCAAAGCATTCTTGAATTTGATTGCAGACTCGTTGGTCTCGGTTGGCTCTTCTTCCTCTTCCTCTTCCTCCTCAGATTCCATTGGTTCTTCTTCTGGTTCATTTTGAGTTGGTGCTGGTCCAGATGCTGGAGCACCACCCATTGAAGCCATTCCACCAGCCATAGCAGCCATGGTGGTTGGAACCTGTGCTTTTGCATAATTATTTGCGGTTACAACTGGAGTTGGGGTCACGTTGCCCTTGCCATCTGGTGTATAAGCAACACCATTTGCTGGCATAACCATACCCATACCCTGTTGCATTTGTTCATTGATTGTATTTTTTGTTCTCTTCATATCAATAGATCCTTGATCTTACTTATTTAGCAATTCCCATTCTCCTTAGATTTTCTAAAGATCCACCTAAAGTGCCTACAGCACCAACATTTGTGGTTGCTTGTCTACCTATTGAATCAGATGCTTCTTTGGCTCCCATTCTTGTTAAAGCATATTCAAATGGATCTTTTCCAAGAATTGCAATTTTTCCAATTCGTTCTGCTTGACGAATTCCAGTTTCACCGAGTCTTCCTTTCGCCAAGAATCCTTGTGTTGATCCACCGTATGTCGTTGGATCAATTAAACCATAAGCAAGGTTGAAGATTTTGCTAGCAGCCTCGGATGGTGCACCCATGATACCTAGACCCTCTCCGAGTCCAAGTTCACCAATAGATTTGTTTATGGCTTCTCCAATGTCGTCTTCTTGACCAAGATAAAGCCTTGCCATCGCAGTTCTTGCAACTTGCTTTAATGCATATTCCGCTGGAGCAGCCATCGCTTGACCCGCTTTGTTCATTGCTCCGGTCGCAAAGTCAAATCCAACTTCATAAGCACTTTTTGGTGTTCCTGCTGGCCTTCCACCAAAAAGACCATACTTTGCTAGATCCATTCCTTTTCCAACAAGACCAGTTGCACTAGCAATACCACCAGCAGTGATACCTTCAAGCATTTTTTCAACCATGTTTCTGTGGTTCCACCACATGGCTTGATTTTCAAGATCCCATCCACTAGGGACTCCAGTTCTTCCATATCGAATCATCTGAGATTTTTTTTGTTGTTCTTCTGGTGTTCTTTGCTTTGGTTGACTTCGTGTACTAGGTGGAACAGATTGCTCTGTTAAATAAGAGCAAATTATGTTCTTGGTGTATGGATCGAAAGTATTCATTATAGATTTTTGAAGTATTGCTCAAATACCTTTACGATATTTTTTTGTAAATTTCGATTTGAGGAAGTTTTTACCAATTTTCTTGCTCTATCAATTTCTCTTTCCTGCCAAATTCCACTCTCATAGATCCATTCTCTTCCTTCCATGATTCCATTGACGAAAGCATTTGGTGCTGATGGATCTGCTACTATATCAATAGCGGCAAGCATAAAATCCTCTTGCACTTCTTGATAGCCATTCTTTGCCTTGAGTGATCCCATTCCTCTAGTAGAAACTCCAAGTTGAGCACCTTCTTCAATGAGATTTTTTACAATTCTTCCCATCGGGGTGTCCATAACCTTTGCCTTGCCATAAACATTTTTTCCATCTTCATGAAGTTCTTTGACAATATGAGAAACGCGATCAAGATTAACAGTTGGACCTGTTGGGTGGTTTAGTTCACCGAGTGCACGACCCTTATTTACATATTCGTTGATGTAACGACTAGCTTCCTTTGCAAGAATGTTTTTTGGGTAGATTCTTCCATTCTTGTTTTTGACATCAGACTGCATAAAGATGCCTTCAATGAAGTAATTTTTATCTCCATTGCCAACGTTTTCTTTTACGTACTTGATGTCTTCTGTTAGCTCGGTGATCAGTTTCATTTAGTTTCCCCCGATTCGTTTTTATTCTGTGAAAAAATATTTTTGGCCACAACGACATATTGATCTTTTAACTTATGATTGATCTTCTCATAAAGAGCATCACTTGTGCTTTTCTTGAAACCGACAGCATTTTCCTCTACCACGTCTTTGATCATGTTCTTTACTTTGTTGTTCATTAGATTGCCTTTTTTGCCTTATCGTAAAAATCTAAAGTTCTTTTTAATCCACCTTGATTTTCAAAAAGTTCTTTGACCATCATTTGACGATTTTTTGAATTTAAGGAGTCAAAAAGAAATTTTATTTTTGTTAAATCATTTTCAGTAATATTTATAGTTGTACCATTTTTGCATTTTAAATTTTTATTCGTTTTTGGATTGTAATTGTCAATAAATTCTAAAAACATTAAAATGTCTTCATTTATTTCTGTTGAATCTTTTATGAGCAAAATTTTTGAAGAAAGTTCTTTTTGAACTTCTTTGACTGCCTCATTCAACTTGAATGAAAGAGAGTTGACTAAACTTTTCTTAAAGGAATCATCGCTTTCATACATCAAAGAATTGATTCCGCTTTTCAAAATTATGGTAGAAAGATTCATTATTGCTGTCCTTCGGGTGGTGGTTGACCTTGTTGTGCTGCCATGGCCTGTTGCTGTGCCATCATAATCATCTGTTCTTGCCTCATTTTTTCTCTATCAACTTCCATTTGCTTGTCCAAAAGTTTCATTTCATTCTCAGTTTGCTTTAAAATCTTGCTTCGAATATATTCTGTTGAGAAATACTTTCCAACATAAGGCTCTGTTATGGAAAGCATTTTGATTCTCTCTGACAAAATTTCTGCTTCTTTCAAATCCCAGAAATAATTGTCTGTGTTATAAACAAGTTTGATATCTTGTTTTAGTTGATTCCAGTCGTCCTCGGTCATAACTCCCTTTAGAAGGAGTTGGACTCTCAAAAAATCTAAGAATAATTTTGAAAAATGTTGACGAAGTCTATCGATGAATTTATAGAATTTTACTTCTTCTCTTGTAATTTCAAGAGAACGACCCATGTTAAAACCAGTTTGCTCTGCAACCAAGCGACTGAGTGGAACGTTCAACGAATTATAAAGTTTCTTCTTGAAGTAGTCCACATCTTCTATTTGAGACATGGCGTTTCCACCAGGGAGAACTGAAATCTGTGTACCCTGTGATCCTTCACGTCGTGGTAACCAATAATCCTCAAGCACTGAAAGGTGATTTCTTTCATCACGTATTTCACCAGAACTCTGATTATAAATGATTCTATTTCTGAATCTACTCATCATATCGCGCAAATATTGTTCAGCTTTTTGTTTTGGCAATTGACCAACGTCAACATAGAACACCCTGCGCTCAGGTGCACGGGCAACACGATAAACTAGAAGAGCATCTTCTAGTTGTCTTAACATATTCAGAGGACGAATCGCTTTATGAAGATAACCTAGGACTCTCTTTGTATTCATGTCCACCAATCCCGATGGAACGTATACAACACTGTCCAACGACAATTGAAGCCCACCAGGTCCAGTCATCAAGAATGATTCCTTATCGGAATCAGTGTATGTGTAATATTCTTCAATTTCTTTGATTAAATTGACTGAACCTGTTTTTGTTCTTTCTTGTTCTTTTTTAATTTTTCTTACTTTTTTGATCTTTAGTGGATCGATTGGAATTATTTCTTTTATTCCGTCTACTGGATTGTCTTTGTCTATTACAATGTTATAGAAAAGTCTGGAATCAATATACCATCTTCTAAAAATTTCATATCCTCTATGATTGAAATCCAAAAGATGAATGATTCTGTCAAATTCTCTGTATATTTTTATCTTAATTGATTCTGGTATTTCAAGATTTTTTAAATCCAATTTTACAGGATTTGCTTCGCTTCCTTTTACAATAGCAGCATTTACAATTTCTTCAATTGCATTATCTATTTCAGGATATACAGACATGTTTCTGTATTGAATTACTGCACTGCTTTCGTCTTTCAGCGTGCCTGTGTAATCTATCGCAGAACTGAAATATCCACCAGCCTCGACTGTTACGGTTCCATCAAATGTTTCTGGAGCCGCAATTTTTTGTAAAGCTATATCTTCGACCTCTTTTTTGGTCTTTTGTTTTTTTCCAAATTCAAATCCAAATACTTCTATTTCCATGATTGTTCTCTTATGTAGTTATATCAATTATCAGGCACAACATCCGTAACACCGTCTATTTCAATCGAATCGTAGATAAAAATAACACTAAATTTTACCAAAGTATTCGGTGATCCCATGCTAAACGCTATTGGTTCAATTGTTTTTGGCCAACATCCATGCAATGTGAATGATTTATGTGGATCTTCTTCTCCATTTAGATTCAAATGTTTTATTTTCCAATTCATGGCTTTATAATCAAAAGCAGCATTTGGAATGGTACTAATGTTAGTAACGTGGTTGTTTATAGTATTGTGCCAGGTTGAAAATTTTTGCCAAAGATTTTGCGTGTCTCCAGTATCATCCAATACTATCACAGACCAAGGACCATATTGCTTTTCACCAGGATAATATGCCTTTCTTCCAAAGTATTCATATTGAATTCTTTGTGAAGACATGGCTGGAATTGTAGTTGTTTGTATGTGAAATTTGCTAAATTCACCATTTCCCGGAATAACACCTTCAACCAAAAATCTATTTGATCTGGTTCCACCATTAAAGGCATTCTTGAAATCTGAAATGCTAATTGCCATTAAGAACCCAGTCCTTGTGTTATTTGGTAATAATCAAATACAAGATTTACAGTAAATCTAGAAAAATCCGCAGAATTCATGTCAAGATTTAATGCAGTTACTTGTTCAGGCCAGCAATTATAAAGAGTTATTGTTCTAATCGAAGCATCACCGTTCAAATTTAATTGTTTGATCGTCCATGTTGTCTGTAGTTTTTTATAACCAAAATCATTTTCTGGAGTTTTTCCACCAACTTGGTGACTTACATGGCCATCAATTCTTTCTTTCCAGTGTTGAAATGATCTCCAAAGATTATCTACATTGTTATCGTCATAAATTCCTATAGTCCAAGCAGAGTAATTTCTATCACCAGCAAAGTTTAACAATCTTCCTCTGTATGGAACCTGAATTGTTCCTAGTTCAGCAGATGGCAAACTTGTTGCATAGATTTTAAATTTTTCATTTGCATTGGGTTGAAATACTTTGATTTGAGTTGGAAATGCCGATGACATATCTACTTCAAATCTATTTGGTCTAGTTCCACCGTTGAAGTTCTGTTTGAATGTCGCTATGGAATTAGTAGTTATTGGCATTATTATGATGTTGTTGAGACATTAATAACAAATTCATCCGAGGAGATAAGTGGTTTTATTACAACTCTTGCATTTATAGTTGATGCGAAATCTGTGTTGTTGCTAGAATCACAGAAAATTTGAGTATATTTTGGATCTAGGTATTGACCAATACTAAACAGATATAGTGAAATTTCTGAAGTAATTGCTGTTCTTGTTGTCGCATCGTTTGACTGAAAAACATACTTAAGAAGTATATTTTTTACATTTGTTTCAACATCCTGTGTAATCTTGGATGGCCCCACACGATCATTTGCAGAGTATGTGGAACCTGTTGAAGCCGTTGCTCCAACAAGATCTAATCCTAAGAAATCTTGTTGTTGGGAGTTTGTGTAAAAATTTACACGATTTTTCTTATAAACATCTTTTTCTCCAGTAGAAGTCCATTTTACTGGGAGTGCGACTTTTCCATTCAAAACAAACGAATTCTTGAGACCACCGATGCTAAAATAAAGAGTATTGTTATTCTTTGCACGAATGAAGGCACCAGCCACATCGCTTACCATGCTTGTGGATGATTCATATGTTGAATTTTCCTTTAAGGTGCTTGTGATGAATGTTCTGTTGTTTTTGCCAGCCACGTTAAATATTCTGTCAGCAACAGTATTTCCAGTAACAAATGATGACGTGGAAAACAGTCTGTCGTAATTTATTGCAGTATATCCTTCTCCAAAGTTTTGAGAAGCAAATATTCCGATGACGTTTGGAGTTTCTTCAACATATCTGACTTCAGCTGTATTTCCATTTTGGCCAATCAAAATGTCTACAAAATTTGAAGTTGTGGTTTCATAATTTACAAGACCAGCGGTGGATCCAGCCAAAATTAAAGTTCCACCATAACTCAAATAAGTTAAGGCATAGATAAAGTCTATTCCATTTGTAAGCCCTACAATCGAATTTCCATTGTTCATAAAGAATCCGAATGTGCCACCTTGTGCAGCAACAGAGCTCAATAAGCATGCTGTTGTGCCACTTAAATTATTTAAATCGTTTACCATTTCAAATGGATCGGAGTAAACAATGTATGAATCTGAAGTTGTCCCCTTTATTGGTGTAGCCAACGAGGTCCTAGAATATATCAGCCAACCAAACAAACCACCTGGATTTGTGCTTGCAGCACCACTTACTCCACCAAAAGTGGGCGCCTTATAGGTAGATCCTGCCAACATCGCTGCATATAATGGTGTGACTGCTTTTTCTCTATTAAGATAATTTGGTGAAATAAATGAGTTTAGTGTTGGATTTGCCATTTTGTACCTTAAAATTATTTATAATTTTTTAGGCTGGATACCAAACAACACCATTTGCTGTAAATTTATCATCATCCGAGTCATCTGCATTCAACATGAACAAAGTATTGTCATCTTCTGGTTTTTTAGTCTCTTCATAATTTAATTTTGCGGTTTCAATCAAATCAGAGTAATATTCTTGGCGACATAACCAGGAAAAGAAAACCAAAGTCATTACTAAGTCATCGTTATGACCTTCCTCTGCCTTAAATGTATTTGACTTTGACACGAATGCCATCAGTTCATGAATTATTCGATCATCGTTTAATAAAATTTTATCATGCTCAATCAAATTTTTAAGTATGGCACAACCCAATTTTTTTGTTTGGGCTGTTGTTCTGATTCCCATTTCACTTTTTCCATTTGCAAAACCTTGAGAAAGTATTTGACCCTTCCTGCCCATGACTTTGGTCATCAAAAGATTTTCATAATTTAAATCATTGTACAAAATGGCAGATATCTGTCCACCTATGTCATTTGTTTCTACAAGCACATATGCATTATTGTACATTTCACCAACATTTTTTATTATGTTTGGAAAAGCAAATGGACTTATTGTGTTGTTTCTAAAAGTTGCAACTACTTTGTATGGCGCTTCATTTCCACTCAATACCGAGAAAGCAGAATAGTCAGATCCTTGTCCACGTGCCACATCAGCCATCAAAAAGTATATTTTATCTTTGTCTGGTTTTTCATATATTCTAAGACCTTCTGAATTTTCTGATAAAAATTCTTCAGCGGCCAATACGTTTAATTTGGTGCTCGATATCAGCGTATTGGCAGAACCCAAGAAATTGCAACCATACTCTTGTTCAAATTGCTCTGCGCTTGTATTGGCTATTTGCTCCTCAGCCCATTTCTCATTACGGAGTTCGGGTTTACCGGGACTTATTGGTGTTTCTCGCCAACCAACTTCAACAGGAACAAATTTGTTTTTTAGTTTATGACCATCTAGCCTGTTGGCATCAACCCAAAGTTTGTGAAAGTGATTTAATCCATTTGGAGTTGATACGATAATAAGTTTGGTCGTAGTACCAGCAGAAATTGTTGGATATGTTGCAGTATAAAATTCTTCCGCCACGTGGCTTGGCAAGAAGGCATATTCGTCCAACAGCAGGAGGTTATAGGAGCCACCACGAATGGCTGTAGACGATGTGGCGTCGCACATGACCCGAGACCCGTTTTCAAGCTTGAAGCTCGTCTTATTCCATTCTACGACCCCCTGTTGAAGGAAGTGAGGTAGGTTCTCATAAGCAAGTTGAAGTTTTGAGAACAATTCTTCTTTTGCTGTCTTAAGGCGATTTGCCAGAATTGCTACATTGACGCTTTGATTGAATGTAACGTAGTGGCATATGTAACTAGTAACACAGGTTGACTTTCCACACTGGCGTGGCCATTTTGAAATTACAAAACGATTTTTATGAATTTCATTGATAAATTTTTTCTGATATTCATAAAGTTTGAATGGAACAACACCTTTATCAAGGGTTTTGACCTTTATGTATTTCTCGCAAAAATACACAGGATCGTTAGCACACTTGAGATATTCCTCTAATTCTTCCTTCGTATATTGGAGTTCTACTCCAGGAAGTTTTAGATTAGGATTGTTTCGATATCCCTGTTGATTGTTGCTCATCTATCACTACCTCAGCATCCACAACATTTTTTTCCGTACTTCTTTCTTTGTTCAATAGATTTTGAAGATCTTTTGTGGAGCCAACGAAAACGGAGTTATTAGTTTGTTTTATTTCAGTTTTACTGTTTGTTGTATCTTTGGCTTTTTTGTGCACATCTAACACATTGTTATTTAAGTCTGCCATAGTCTTTAGCAATATTGCAACTACCTCAAAGGCCCTTGGACTGTCAGACTGAGTGGCAACCTTAAGAGCACTTTCAAGCGCAAGATTTCCGGTTCCAATTAAATTTTTAAAGTTTGATTGAACTAATTCATAATCTTTTTGAAAATTTTGAGAATCAAATGTACCACCATTAACGGTTTTTGGAACATTGTTTTCACTTGGAACATTAAAAAATGCTGCTAAATTTTTATTGATATTCATCTTTATTCCGTATCCACGATCACATCACCATCCCCAATAATTCTAGTTATAGATCTAATAGGTCCATAAATGTATGTTTTTGCTATAAAAGAAAATGAAGAGATATTTATTCTTCGATTCATAAAATCCCCATCAAATTTTTCTGTGATATTGTTATCTATCATTATGATGGGAATCTTTAATCCTTGTTGCACCGTGTTCAAATCTAGTTGAATTATGTGATCGGGATTAAAATATGGTATTATTTGTTCTGCGATTTGAAGAGTATCATCGATGTGTCTGGTGTATATGAATAAAGAGAAACTTACGTTCACCGGAACTTCCTCAAGGATTTGAGATGCTTCTGAAGAACATACGCCTTCAGTTGTGCTAGACGTAGTAATCGGACTCAACTTGTTTCTTCTTCTAGATGGATCTGGTTTCACTGAATTCATAATATAACTCAATTTTGGGAGTTGAGTTTCAATCCTAGTTCCTTCGGCAATCGATGATGGCTCTAAAAGTCTTCTAATAAATTTTTCTTGTGGTGCATATGTTATTGGCACCCGTATTTTTATTGGTATATTGAGATCATCTGGATTTATATGTTCAACGTAAATGCTGTTGAATAGCGTTCCAAATCCTACTACTAATTTTCTAAGACTTTTGTTGTAATAATAATCAAACATTATTATCCTATAAGTGGATCCGGTGGCAATTCCTGAGTCTTGACAAGACTTTGTTCTATTTGATTTAATTCATTCACAGCATCAGCCATTATTGCAGCAGCATTCAATTGTGCTCCACCTGGAAGTGGAACGCCAGCAAATTTCATCAAATTCTGTGCCCATTGTTTCTTCAAAAGTGCCGTATAATACTTTTTGAAGATACGATCATTCCACACTCTGGAATATTGATTGGGATCAATTTGAACATAGGCTTCAACTAAAAGATAGTGTCCAGCATTGAGTTTCTGGTTTTCTAATTCAAGAAACAGTCGTTGTGTTGTTCTTGAGAATGTAAATGAGCAAGGATAATTGAAAACATCATTTACTAACTTTAGATAACTCATGGATTCCATGTAGGATGCCATAGGACCAGTGTTAAGACCACCTTGGTTAAAATACAAGCCAAAGAAATCAAACAGAGTAAGCTGATATCTGAGGTCAAACATATAATCACCAGAAATATCAGATGGTCTGTATACCTTTGTTATTGTACGAATGTCAGATGCATTTGGCCACGCACCTGTAATCCCGGTTGATTCGTCATAGCGATCTTGTGCACCTACGGCATTTCCAAAAGTAGAAGTGTCAAAATATCTATTAGATAAATCTTGTTGAGTTACTGGATACAAATACCAGGCTCTTTGATTAAAATCAAAGTGTCTTTCGTACATGTATTCAAGTGCTTCATTTAGTCTATCTTCGGCCTGCTCGGTATCAATATTAATTTGAATTACCGGGGCACCCAAAGATCGGAAGCAATAGTCTATAAATTGCTGCTTAGTGGTAGGTTGCATGAAAATATTTATGAATTTTCTATGATATTGGCAACTCTTTCAAAAACTTTTTGTTTTTCTAAGTCAACTGATACGGTGAGTTGTATTAAATTTAATTTTTCTGGATCTATGTTTTCTATCTGTTTTTTTCTCTCTAAAGAATTTTTTGGTGAATTCGGGTCATAGTTGCTGAATCCAGGCATCGCCAAAGGACATTTTAAAAACGGATAATCTAATTTTGAATATTCTTCATCCGCTTTTTGCAGCCATGTATGTGAATGATCACCACAGTCACACCCAGAACAATAATAATATTGTGATTTGGAACTTTGAGTTAAATTTTGACATGGTTTAATATCTTCCAAACCAAAACAAGACACATATCTTAATTTTTTAGTAGCTAAATCAACAACATTATCTTTGAGTCCACGGGACGCAATAGACATCGCAAAAGACATAATTTTTGTAAACATGATTACACACTTTCATACAAAACAACAATTCCCGCTGGATATACACATTTGTTTAAGAAATTTTTGTATTTGTCTTGAACATTTGCTCTTACAATTATAAATCCAGGACTTCCGGTGACGACTTCGCAGGATTCATATGGAATTCCCAACAATGTCACCAAAAGATAATGTATTGCCTCAAGACTTCCCTTTTTGTGAAAATAGTTTGCATCAACATTGATTGAAAACTTTCTTAAATTAGGAAGTATATCTGAAAACTCGTCTGTTGAAAAATCAAATTGAGGAAAATAGAGATCCGCTAATCCTAATAACAATTTGTCTGTTATTTTTTGTGGAACGTGAATTGTTTCCCATGGAACTGCCGCCCCATATCCGCGCTCAATATCAAATAACCATCTTTGATAACTTTTTACTATATCTACAATCAACACATTTGATGGATCTTCTTTTGATTTTTGAATTATCCATTTAGGAAAAAGTGCATCAACAGTTAAGTTGTCACCCAACCAACGATCTCCAGATACATTGTAAAAATTTGAACCAAGAGTTTCAGCAACCAAACTAACCATCTTGGTTATTTTTGTATCTAGGCTTACAGGTAATTTATTGAAGAGTAAAATCATAGTGAATATATCAAGTTTATTCCAGCCACCGCTCTAATTCCAAGATAAACCATTAAAGCAGATTGATTGTCGCCACTCAATCCATTGACGTAAACTTTTACCTGACATGGAACAGAACCATTTGCAACAGTTATTTTTGTTATATCATCTGTTCCGGGTATTCCGGACTGCAATATTGCATTTTCGTAATCTTCCAATGTTACGCATCTGTGTTCAGAGGATGCTGCAAATTGAACTTTTGCTTTAGCAAGATCAACGGATATCGTATCATAACCACCGCTTGGAGTATTATTTGTAAGGAAAGTCACCCCAGATGCAGGAGTTATTATTGCACCATTTCCTATTGATCCATTCGTTGTTACTGCTTTTACATACACAGTTAATGTGGAATCTAGGGGATTGGATTCTGGAAGATTTGCTGTTACCAAATATCCATTTACAGTGTTTAAAACAGTATAATAATTCCCAAGAGAAGCTGAAAAACTAGATTTATCGAGCCTTGTCCATGTAGTTTCTGTTCCATATACGTCAACTGAATATAGATTTATTGTTTCTGGATCGACTGTCAGGGGTAAAACTATTGATTGTGTATTGAAATCCCAATCTGTATATTGGACCATTGCAGATCCAGAATACAGATCAACCGTGGTCTCCGTATCGCTAGTTAACCCAACTGTATTGAAAAAGAGTATGGTTGTCCCATCAACTGCTGTTGCATTGAATGGTGTATAAGCACTCAGACCAGCGGATGATATTGAAACTGAATTACTAACCTTTGCGGATTTTTTTACTTCTAGCAATACTGAACTATTGGATGAAAGCCCAACTATTGATTCAAGCAAAGTTGCGGTACTCAAAAAAGATTCATGATAGCCAAATTGAGAATAAATTCCGTTATATGCAACACCAGTGGCCAGAATGTTGCAAAGCATGTTTATCGCACTAGCATCATTGTCAAAATCCAATGAACTGAGAGATGGTTCCGATTTTAAAAAGGTCTTCAGTGATGCAACAATATCGGCATAATTTAAAGACGCTACATTTAATTTTCTAAAGTCAAGTGTCATACTAGATCTACCTCTATTTTACATGTTGTTTCGTTACTTGTTTTTTGATATCTAAGAGAAAAGGTCACATTCATTATTATTTTTTCATCATCGTAATAAATTACTTTAACTTTGACCTTAGAAATATCTTTTATAGAACTTTTTATTGAATTAGCTATTTCACTTTCCAAACCATTTTTATTTGATCTTGGATCAAATATGAAAGAATAATAGTTGGTCCCAAGATATGATGTTGAAGGTATTTCACCCTTTTGCAATCTGCATATATTCTCTATTTTTTGAACATATGAGTTTATATCACTAACAAAAGAAATGTCTTTCTTGTTGTTTGTGGAATCTATTTTAAGTCCGAGAATATTGAAGTCTTTGCTGTACACTCATAATATTTATATTAAATATTATGAAACTTCATTTGCCCTGATATCCGAAAGAACTAATTTTGTCTCATGTACACCGGAATTTGATATGGTATGTTTTACCGAAAGAACATAATATTTCTTAGAAAGAATTGATACTGGTATTGTATTTGAATATGCTGCCATGTTGTCCACTTTGAGTTCAACCACATTTCCCGGTTTTATTCTAAAATCTCCAGCAATATCAATTGAAATTTTTTCACCATGATTTATTAACTCCGCAAATTGATTTCTCATGACGGGAGCATCTATTGGTGTATACCAGAACGTAGCATCACTTAATCTCAATTTTAAGTAATTTACATAATTTTGACCAACGTCTGGGCAAGTACAACTAAATGGAGCCATAGGAGAACCCCAAAGACACCCTAACCACGATTCGCCCAAAACATTTTTAACTTTTTCGCATTCTTCAGATGTAATTCCAAGCAATGGATCAAAAATAGTAGGAACACTACCTTCTGGTGGAGGGCTTCCTGGACCTGCCCACATAGTGGAAGATACACCAAGATTAGATGCTATTAGTGCTACATTCGGAAATCTTTCAAAACAATCGTTCAGAGTCTCAGGTGCACTTGTTACACCCCTTGTTATCAAAGCATTGGCGCACATATAAGAATCATGCGAAGAAATTGTGTTCTTTGCATAGTTTATCTTGGTTGCACCAATTGTCTTTATTTGATTTGGTGTATTGGCCATATTAAGTAGTTGGGGTTGGGCAGCGACCGTCCGTAACGTTTTCTGCTGCGAATGTATAAAGGTAACGATTGGAATAATATTCTAACAAATCTTCTTTTGTTACTTCAGCTTCAATTAACAATCTTTTCATTGGTGTTTTTGTCATTCTAACAATGTGATATTTACCACAATCAAAATTAGCACAACCAGATTCAGTGTCTAGATCTCTTATATTATGCCCTATTGGTCTATAGGTAACATTTGTATATTCATTCGCTAAAATACTCAACGCATGCCACCCAGGGGCATATTTTCCAATTCCAAGACTTGTGTCTACAAAATTTGTTCGTTCATTTAAATTTATTGCATAAGTAGAAAAATCATCGGGAACTGATTTATCTGTGCTTGTTATATCAAATTCCCAGAATGGTTTTTCAAACCCTCGGAATGGATTGTTTGTTTTTGTAGATGATATTACTGATGAAGAAGGGGCAGTTGGCTTTAGACGAACGAAGTAGTAAAGATACTTCAGTGGTTCACCATTTACGCCATTCTCTGCATAGGGACTTATTTCTGGTGTATATCCTGTTATTGCGGCAAAAAAGGTTTCATCTTGTAGATTTTCTTCCGGTGTTGTCAAACAACACAAAACATAAGCGACAAAATTTTGTCTTTCTATTTCTCTTATCTTTTCCAATTGATCTGGAATTCCATTTGTTTCTTTAAATACTTCATACCTTAAAGATATAATTTTATCCAAATTAGTGTTATTTTTTGTATAAGAAGTAAGAGGACAATTTGGATGCAATGAAGTCAAATCAAATTGATGTCTCCACATTTCCGTGCTATCAATATAAGGAAACAATCCAGTAAGTCCCATAAATTCAGGATTTACGTATTTTTGTTCCAAGCCAAATACGTTTCCAATGTGTGTTGGTTTATTTACTTTATTGATGGATGTCAAATCATCATAATATCCCCAATGACCATCATATGTTATTTCATTCGCCCCATTCGGTACGGTGTTAAAGATTCCATCAGATGTTACAATAGAGATTGTGTATTTTTCTCCCTCATCTTGATATTGATATAGAAGTTGATCGTATGGCAGTCCAGAACTTGGGCTCAAAAGTCTTGGAGTTTTTCTTACATAAAAAGCCTTTGTTGACATAAATTGATCTGCTGGATCTGTAAGAAAGGTATATATTTTTTTGAATATTTTTTCATCACCATCTCTATCAATTGTTATAGCTGGAGTATCACTATCATATACAGCATACCTAAAATTATTTTCATCTAATTTTGTTAATTGATTTTCATCTTCATCTGGATGTTGGTAAAAATATTTAAAATTTACAGTATTGTCCCAACCAGTCCAAAAAAGGAATCTAGGCAAATATCTATTAGCATTTGGATTTCTTCCAACCGCATATGAACTTAAATAAGAAAAGTATTGCATGCAATTGTCTGTTGGTAGATCAGTTCTACTTTCCAAACAATTTAAAGGTTTATATAAAACAAAATTTTCTGTTTTATCTACTGTTAATTTTATATCATCTGCAGCACTAAAATGTGTATGCATTGCATTATTTAATTTTGGAATTATGTCTTCCATAAATTCATGTATCAATGATACTGTTGGTTTTTTTGTATTTACAATGTTTACTAATGATTCTTGTTCAATCGTATGATAAAGATGATTTGTAAAATTTATGGAAACATAAGTTTCACTAGTTTCTGATGCTGCGTTGTTCAAATAACTAGTGCTTGATATATAAAAATTATGAAAAGTTCCATCAAGGTATTTTATCATTATTGCATTAAATTCATTTTCCTTGATAACAGTAACAATGTCTGTCAGATCTCTTACAGTGATAGCACCCTTTGGATACTGCTCAAAAACACTCTCAATCATTTCAAGTTTTTCAAACTTGCAATGAACATTATTCATTAATGATAAATCTTCGGTTCCCCCACCACTAGCATCGTCATTGTACAACCAAATCTCAGAAATTTTTGAGTATAGTGGATTTGCCGAACTGTAATCTAAAGGAGCATCACCCATAAAAATTATACCTCATAGTTTTGAACTACTCTTGTAAATGCCGAATATTTCATTGTTCCAGAAATATACGAATTTATATTATTTTGTTTTGTTTGAATTGTTTGGTTTATATCAATATATTGAGTTGGGCCTTCCGGTGGTATTTCGTAGGGAGAAAGACCAAATCCCTTTTTAATCAATGGATATTCGGATTTTACAGTTGCGTATGATGTTTTTTCAGCTGTCTGAAAAGTTATTTCATCTGTTATACTAAGAGTGGCAGCGGTGCTTCCAATATAAATTTCACCAGTATATGTTGTTCCAAAAATTTCTTTTGTAAAATTATATAAAGAATATCCGGTTGGTCCCTTAATCAAAGCTGAAATAAGACTAGACAATTGAAAGGTGAAGCCAATTGGTTGTTTGGTTATTGCTCGCTTTGAAAACGTGTTATAAGAATCAATAACAGCAAAACCACCAGTGAGACTAAAGTTACCGGTGCTTCCGTAGCTCCAAGATGCCCCTGTTACCTCTGTTGCTGGAAATATAATTGATCCAGGAGTCAATATAGCATCATTGTAATCTGGAACCAATTGTTGTTGAACTCCTAGTCCAAGTAATTGACTTGCAGATTCTTTTACTGATGTATTGCTAAAATCAAGTAAATCAAAAGGGTTTATAGTTTTATTGGCAAATAAAAATAACCAAAATGAATCCACATCATCATAGATTGATTGAGCTAATTCAACTAAAGTCTGTGTATTGTCTACATTTATCTCTTTTGTTTTAAATTGAGAATCATCAACCTTCAAATATGACGTAAGATCAACAATACTGAATGTGCCTATTGTTGTTGCATACTGCAATTTGGATTGAGATAAAAAATATTTCATGGACTTGTTGGTGTATATCCAAAATAATTATAAGAGATTTCAGATTTGGACAATACTTCATTGGTTTCTGGGTCGAATGTTCCTGTTTCAAATTCTTCAAAAACAAGTCCAAGCATTGTTACGTTGGAATAACCACTTGGAAGCAATCTAACTATTGGATCCGCTCTGTCGTTTTTCTTAACGCTCACTGTTTTTAAAACACATGGAAGTGGATCTCCCAACCAATCCCTTGTTGGATTTTCAGATTCAACGGAACTTGGTGCACTAGCTCCATAAGTTATTTGCATAGACCACAAGTTTTGAGGATATGTTCTTTCAGGCAATTCAAATACTGCGGTTGGATATGAAACTTTTCTAAAAGATCCAATTATATCTTCGACTTCAAGACTTTCATCCTTATTCTTTGGAGCAAATATGTATTCAAAAACGTACTTTTTTCTTGCTTCTGAAACTAAAGTCAATTCTGTTATATTTGAATATCTTCTAAAAGTGCTGGTACTAGCGGTTGTTGCATTTTAGTATTCGGCAAAAAAATTAGCCCTTGATAACGCAGCTTCACGATCTTCTCCATCTCTTGTTAGGTAGGATCCACCATTATTTGCTAAATTTGGAGCTAAATCAACACTTGGCAACAATGGACTGCCAGCCATTGAAAATTCATGATTGGCGTTGTAGCCTACTTCTCTTGGCAAAGGGAGTTTTATTTGGCCAAAAGAATTCTGTATTATTCCCGCGTTTGTTCGTTTAAAGTTAATCAATGAATATTTTGATGCATAAAATGTAATCCAAAGTGGTTGCTCTGCAGCATAATCCCCTTTAGGGTATTGATAATACCAAGCATCATCAGTGATTTGTTGAACCATGAAAATATTTATGATAAATATTTAATATGGCCTATAAAACAAGATTCATGCCACAAAACCCAAAAAAATATGTAGGAGACACATCAAAGATAGTGTGCAGATCTTTGTGGGAAAGAAATGTGTGTAAATTTTGTGATGAAAACGAAAGCATAAAAAAATGGTCATTTGAAGAGATAGTGATACCATATCAGAGCCCAATAGATAAAAAAGTACACAACTATTTTCCAGACTTTTTAATAGAATTTGACAATGGAAACGGAATCAAAACTTGGATGGTAGAAGTTAAACCAAAAAAACAAACTTTTTTGAAAGAAAATGCTTCAAAAAAGGAAAAGATCACTTGGATAATAAATCAGGCAAAATGGAAAGCGGCAGAATCTTATTGCAACAAGCACGGAATTGAATTCAAGATAATAACAGAAAAAGAAATATTCAGCAATGCCACTAACTAACAATTCCATTCAAACAATTAAAGATTACTTTGCTGGCCATGGTGGTCTTCAATTAAGCAACAGATTCGTTGTAAATTTTTATAATGTACCTTCTTACACGACAAGTGGAGTTGTTCAGGGAATACATGCACAGGAAGTTGTCTTTCCTCCAAGAGAAATCAGCACCGTTGCAGATCAGCTACAGGGATATGGCCCAGGAAGATATGTTCCTAGATACCAAAATATATTGGCAAAAGGAGTATTGATAAATTTTCCTGTTACTAATGACTCTTTCATAATGGACTTTTTCAATAGATGGTTTAATTATTTTTATGCTAGTACACTTACAGGTGTATCCGATGGAAGAAATTTTACTTTACCATATTACGATGAAGCTGTAAAGCCAGTAAGAATGGAAGTAAGCATACTAGATCCGAATGGAAATATAAACAATAATGTGGTATTCACGGAAGTATTCCCCGTAGAAACACAACCATTCAATCTGTCAATGAAAACTGAAAATTCATATGTTATATATCCTGTGGTTTTTGGATTTAGAGATTGTTATTATCAGATATCAACAACACCATGAACAATTTATTGAAAAATTTAAATTCGTTACTTCCAACTTATTCAACGGAATTACCTTTCTCAAAGCAAACGGTTTCTTTCACACCATTCAAAGTGAAGGATTCCAAAAATATTTCAATAATATTGCAAGAAGAAAACAAGACATTGTCATTAAAAGCAATGGTAGAATTATTAAAAAATTGCTGTTCTGATATCAATCCAGAAGACCTTTGTCTTGCTGATGCAGAATATCTTTTTCTCATGATAAGATCAAAAAGCATAGAAGAAAACATAAATTTGATTGTAAAAGGAAATCCAGTACAGGTAAATATTTTTGAAATAAAAACAAGAAATGAATTTGTAAAAAGTGAAATAAAAATTTCTCAAGGTCTTACTTTAAAAATTGAAACCCCAAAACTAAAATCTTTGTTGCAATTGAAGGAAATAACCAAAAAAACCATACTTCTATCATCAATTAAATTTATAGTGGCAAATCAGGAAATCTATAATGTAGAAACATTTGTTCCAAAGGAAATTGAAGATTTTTTAAATAATTTGCCAATAAATATTTTGACGCAATTAGAAAAATTAAATCATCCAGAACTTTATATAAACATAAAGTCAAATGAAGATGAAAGCGAGGTGTCAGGTATCCTGACTTTTTTTACCTTGCGATGAAGTTTTTTGATTTAAAAGATTATTATATGACAAATTTTAGTTTAATATCAAGTGGAAAATGGTCTTTGTCTGACTTGGATGAAATGATGTTCTGGGAGAGAGAACTTTATGTCAACCTTTTAATTGAACATAATAAA